GTCAGATATGACAGAATTAGTAACAATAAATACAGATAATTATGCAACTATGGCTAAAGCTATGGGCATAGCAACTGGTAATTCTAGCACAGTTAAAAAAGCTAATAATTTAAATAGATTAAGAATATGGCACTCACCTATTATGGGTAAAGCAGAAGTAAATGGTAAAACAAAAAATGTTGAAGTTATCGATGGGGGAACTTATAGACTTGAAGTTTTAGAAAACGACACATCAACATATTATTATGCAAAGACAGCTACAGTGAGACCTTATATGCAAAGGTATATGTATAGAAGATATATAGCTAATATAAATGCAAAAAATGGTGAGCCAAAAGGGGTCTTTCATAGAACTATAATGTCAGATAGTTTAAGTGTTGATTTAAAAGATAATCAAGGAACATTTAACTGTGGTAAACCTACAGGATTTGTGGAAGATTTTAAATCTTTACCTAAAGATATGCAAGATTTAATTAGGCAAATTAAAAGAGTAAGAGTTGTATTTGGTACAATAAAATTAGATAATCCTCTTGATGAAAAAGGTAAAGAAGTTAACATTGATGAAATGCCATTTATATGGGAAATAGATAATAAAGACGCATATAAAATGTTGGGAGAACAATTTTCTACTTATGGAAATAAAGAAAGACTTCCATTACAGCATCACATGTTTTTAAAAGAAACAAACGAAAACCCACTACCAAATGGTTCTAGTTTTTATACACCTAACATATCACTAGATTTATCTAAAGTTTTAGAAATTAAAGAAGAGGATCATAAAATATTTTCTAACTTTCTCGATTGGATTAAAAACTATAATGATTATATATATAAAGAGTGGTCTGATAAAAATTTAGCTAAACAAGAGCAAATGTCTGATGATGATATTGATACTGTAGATCAATTTATAGATGTAGAAATGGAAGATAATGTTAAAAAATAATCCTTTTCAAGTACATAATATTAACTACCTATCGCCTAGCAGTATAAATACCTACATAAGCGATGTGCCTATGTGGGTATCTAGGTATCTTTTTGGTATTAAATCAGACAGTGGTGCAGCAGCAGTTAGAGGTATTGTGCAAGAGTCTGTATTAGCTAATAAGTATGAAACAGGTAAATTTGATTTTAATTTATTAGAGATGCAATTTATGACTAAATGTACAGAATCTAACATAGATTTAGGAGATATAAAAGTAGAGAAAGAAAGAAATAATTTAAAAAAATTTGGTGAAATTCTTGATAAAAATTTTAATTATAAAAATTTAAAAGACTATCAAGAAAAAGTTGAAGTGCAGTTTGATGATATGCCAATACCTGTTATTGGTTATATTGACTTTAGATTTAAAAGTAAAATTGTAGATTTAAAAACATCTGCAAGAATGCCTTATAAACCTACTGAAGCACAGAAAAGACAAATGGCACTTTACTCTATGGCATATCCAAATAATACTGTAGACTTATTTTTTGCAACACCAAAAGATTATAAAAAATTTACACTTAAAAATTTATCTGCATACAAAGATCAACTTAAAAAAGTTGCTTTTAGTATACAGAAGTTTTTGTCTATCAGCAATGATAGACATGAGTTAGCTTCTTTAGTTTATCCAAACTTTGACTCATGGACTTGGAGTGATAAACTAAAAAAAGAAGCAAAAAAAATATGGAGAGATAAATAATGACAGATTTAAAAGTAGATGAAATGGCAGAAATGATTAAGGAAAAAGAAAAAGAACTCTTTGAACTTAAAAAAGAATATAGAGAGCGTAGATCAGAGGGATTACGTCATGCTATTGAACAACGTAAAGAAGCTGAAAAGTTAGTGCGTGAAGAAATGAAAGCACTTGGCTATGACTATGGCTCTACTGTACGTTATTGGTTATAGATGTCAGCGTATAGTGCTAGACAAATAGCACGTAAAAATGGGTATAGGAGTGGTTTAGAAGATGCAGTTGCAGAGTTTCTAAAAGAACATAAGATAAAATTCCTATATGAGAAAGTTAAAATAGAATGGGAAGATTTAGCTTATCGCACCTATACCCCTGATTTTGTTTTAGATAATGGGATTATTATAGAAACAAAAGGAATATTTACTGTTGCAGATAGAAGAAAACATGTCTGTATAAAAAAACAGCATCCTAGTTTAGATATAAGATTTGTATTTACAAATAGTAATAGAAAACTTAGAAAGGGTGCAAAATCATCTTATGCAGAGTGGTGCATACGATATGGGTTTAGATTTTATAATAGAATCATACCTGAAGACTGGCTAAAAGAAAAAGGTAAAAATAACCACCCTAAATTTATAAAGTTTATGGGTAAAAAATTAAGGAGATAATTATGATAGAGAAAATACCAAATAAAAATCCTGCAGCTTGTTATATAGAACTTGTTCCTGATTTATACAAAAATAACTCATGGACAGGTGGGCTTAGAATAAATATTATAACATCTAGAGACAATCCTATGCCTGAAGAAAGTGTAGATAGTCTAATACATTTATCACAGTTAGTAGCAAGTACAGTAGCTTTGATGGAAAAAGACCCTACTTTAGCAGATAGATTAGAAGAATTTATTAAAGAACCTGAAGAAACTAAAGAAAATTTTAAAGAAGGTAAAGTTATAAAACTTAATTTTAAAACAAAGACAAGAGGTGAAGCATGAAAAAACCAACTATAAAAGAGATAATAGATTTTGAAAAAGATACTATACCCCACTCAGATATGGTTAATCATCCACCTCATTACAATCAATATGGAATAGAGTGTATAGATGCTATAAAAGCATGTACTGGAAAACATTTTGATTCTTATCTTCAAGGAAATATATTAAAATATTTATGGAGATTTAATTATAAAAATGGTGTAGAGGACTTGAAAAAAGCACAATGGTATCTATCTAAACTAATAGAGATAAAAAATGACAATACGAGTTAAAATAATGTTAACACTAGATATAGATACTGATGAGTATGCTGTACCTGCAGATGGTAAAGTTGATGATGAAATAGAAGATTTCGTCAGAGAATCTTTTCACGATTTAGAGGGTACTAATATAAAAAACTTTAGGATAATAAGTGAGGAGATATACAAATGAATAACATAACATTGCCTACAGACTACCAAAACTTTATAGCACTTTCACGATATGCTAGGTGGATTTCTGAAGAAAACAGAAGAGAAGAGTGGTCAGAAACTGTAGATAGATATTTAAATTACATGCAAGAGCATTTAGTTAAAAAATATAACTTTGATGAAAAAGTTTATTATGAATTACAAGATAGATTATTTCATTACATTACAGATTTACAAGTAATGCCAAGTATGAGAGCATTAATGACTGCAGGTAAAGCACTTGATAAGTGTCATGTAGCAGGGTATAACTGTTCTTATCTACCTGTTGATAGCCCTCGTGCTTTCGATGAATGTATGTACATTCTTATGTGTGGAACTGGTGTAGGATTTTCTGTAGAAAGACAAAATATAGATAAACTTCCTATTGTTAATGAACATTTTGAGGACAGCACTACAATTATTAAAGTAGGTGACTCACGTTCAGGCTGGGCAAAAGCATTACGTGAACTTATTGCAATGTTATATGTAGGACAAGTTCCTGAGTTTGACGTTGAAGATGTAAGACCCGCAGGTGCTAGACTTAAAACATTTGGTGGTAGAGCATCAGGTCCTGAACCTCTTGTTGATTTATATAGATTTTGCATTAACATGTTTAAAAATGCAGCAGGTAGAAGACTCTATCCTATTGAGTGTCACGATCTTATGTGTAAGATAGGTGAAGTGGTTGTAGTAGGTGGAGTAAGACGTTCTGCTCTTATCAGTTTATCTAACCTAGGTGATGATCAAATGAGATATGCTAAATCAGGTCAGTGGTGGGAGAATGAAGGTCAACGTGCATTAGCTAATAATAGTATTGCATACAAAGGTAAGATTAGTATGGAAACATTTATGCGTGAGTGGTTGGCACTTGTAGAAAGTAAATCGGGAGAACGTGGTATATTTAATCGTAAGTCTGCTATTAAACAAGCAGAAAAAAATGGTAGACGTAAAACTGATTATGAATTTGGTTGTAATCCATGTAGTGAAATTATATTGAGACCATATCAATTCTGTAATTTATCTGAAGTAGTTATTAGAGCAGAAGATACAGAAAAAACTCTATTAGAAAAAGTAGAAATGGCTACAATACTAGGCACATTTCAATCTACACTTACAGACTTTAAATATCTACGTAAAATATGGAAAGATAACACAGAAGAAGAAAGACTACTTGGTGTATCCTTAACAGGTATTATGGATAATCAATTGTTTAATGATTATAACACAGTGTTCTTTGAAGATGGTCATCAAGTATTTGATGGATCAAGAGTTGGTGGAATACTTACAAAATTAAAGGAGAAGGCTATTGAAACAAATAAAAAGTATTCAGAAATGCTTGGCATACCTCAGTCAACTGCAATCACATGTGTTAAACCTAGTGGTACAGTTTCTCAACTTGTCGATAGTGCAAGTGGCATACATACTCGACATAGCGAGTATTATATTCGTACTGTACGTGGTGACAACAAAGACCCACTAACGCAGTTTATGAAAGAGAGTGGTATACCAAATGAACCTGACGTTATGAAACCTGATAGCACAACAGTGTTTAGTTTTCCTATGAAAGCACCTAAAGGTGCAACAACAAGAAATGAAATGTCAGCTATACATCAATTAAATTTATGGCAAACATTTCAAGAGTATTGGTGTGAACATAAACCATCTGTTACAATATCTGTTAAAGAAGATGAGTGGATGGAAGTTGGTGCGTGGGTTTACAGAAACTTTGATGATATATCAGGAATTAGTTTTTTACCCCATAGTGATCATACTTATGCACAAGCACCTTATCAAGAAATAAAGAAAAAAGAGTATGAAGAACTAAAAAACAAAATGCCTAACAGTATAGATTGGAATTTATTGCAAAATTACGAAAAAGAAGACAATACAGCTGGTTCAAAAGAGTTAGCTTGTAGTGCTGGAGTTTGTGAGGTCGTAGATATACAGTCTACATAATTAGGTATATTACCCTTCGGAAGGTATGTTTCACCCCTCTGAAGGGCTTTATATAAAGAAAAATTTTTAAAAAGGAGAAAAATTATGAGAGAAATGTTAATTGGAGCAGCTAGAACCTATTATATGGGTATGATTAATAAACATATAGCAAATATGGAAGTAATACTTACAAATCCTGTAGGAATTGGTGAAGATGCACACCAAGATATACAAGCTGTTATTGAAATAGAATTAGGAAAGATAGCAGACTACCATGATAAACTTGAAGTGTTACAAAAGTTTTTTGCTAAACCTCAACAACAAGAGGAGAAAAAGGATGATAAAACAAAAAAATCGTAGACATGGACTTAGTAAATATGATGCACCTTTAAGAATACAATTTGAAAAGGGTGTTATTGCGTTTAATAGAGGATTTATAAAAAGTCCTTATAATATTAATACTATGCAATATAGAGAGTGGCAAAGAGGTTTTAACTTTGCCTACGCTAAAAATTTAAAGAAAGTAAAAGAAAATGAAAATAGAAGAAGAGGTAAGGAAATTTATGGAAGATAAAAATAAAAGTATGATAACTGCAAATGCTTATCAAATGGAAGCAAAAAAGACAGCCGTATTTCCTTCTAACAAAGCCCTAGAGTATTTATCTCTAGGGTTAGTTGGAGAAGCTGGAGAAGTTGCTAATAAAGTTAAAAAGATAATACGTGATAAAAAAACCAACGTAGATGTAGCAAGTGAGATAGGGGATGTGTTGTGGTATTGTGCAATGTTAGCAGATTATTTTAATGTTAATTTAGGCAAGATCATGGAAGAAAACATATGGAAATTAAAAGATAGAAAATTACGTGGTGTTCTTCATGGAAGTGGAGACAGCCGTTAATTATTTTTTATAGAATTCTCCTGCACCACTAGGTAACTTATTTAAAATATCAAGTAGGTTAATTACATCTTCTGTGTATTTACCTTTTAAATTTAAGAGATCAGGCTCTCTTCCAAATTTAATTCTAAACTCTTCTTTTGCAGCAGATTTTTTTCTATAACTTGCACGATTATATTGTCTAAATTTTAGTTGAGTATTAAAGTTTCCTTCGTCTGTTTGTTTTAACTCATTCATTATATCTATTCTAGTGTCGGTGATCCAATCATCTACTCTTTTAGAAACTAGTTTAGGTCTATTAGGATAATCTTCTTTAAATTTTTCTAGTAGACCCTCTTGACCAAAATCTTTATTCAAGGCTATTCCCATTCTATAATTAAACGCTTGATCTATTTCTGCATTATTTGTCTTTCCCATAAACTTTGAATAAGTAAATCCCATTTTATTTAATTCTATAACATAAGGTGGTGGTTTTCTAGTTAAATTAGCACCAAATAATATTTTAAAAAATGGTAGAACATTTTCAGGTATATCAGCAGTTCTTGGGTCTGCTCTAAAAGGTAATTCATCATCAAAATTTAATTTATTTGTTAGTTTACCAAATCTTTTTTGCCAAGGTCTAGAAAATCCCTCTGTAAAATTACCTACAAAATCATTATTTAAATCAGGATTTTTTTCATATTCTCTAGCCCAATCATTATATGTAGGATACATATCACCAAATTGAAAATAAGGTTGACCATATCCACTAATAATCTCACCCATGATTTCACCTAAGTTGTGCATACCATATCTAAATTCTAAATCATTTGCAGCATCTGAAGAATTTGCATAATTTACTAAATCTTCTAATATTAAATAAGAAGAACCTGCACCTCTTAAATTAGCACCAGATACTGCTTGTATTAATTCATCAAATTTAAATAATTTTCCATCTCTTTTTTCTGTGTATCTATTTATTAACTCACCAAAATATACATATGGTGTTAGTGGAAAATAAGGTCTTATGTCAAATTCATTGCCGTATCCATCACTGTGTTTATACCACTCTGAACCTCTAGAACCAAATTCTTTTTGTGTTAATGCCCATCCTGTAAATAAAAGTGTTGCTGCACCAACTGTTCCCTCTGCAATTTGTTGAAAACCTAAATCAGCAGTTTTTTGATCTCTTCCTTCTTTTTTTATTTGTTTTAATAGTCTATAAATACCTGATATTACACCACCGGGAGAATGATTGTATTGATACTCTAACGCTTTAATTGTAAATCTAGGAAAAGGGTAAACTAAAGTTAAATAGTTATTTACCATAAAATCATTTATTTGTTGACCTCTTTTTGTTTTAGGTCTAGCTGCATAAGTAAATTCTAAAGCGTCATCTACTGCTTTTGCTATTATTTCAGGTGAAACAACTTTACTTAAACTTTTTAAACCTTGTTCAGCTAATAGATCATCATAATCTATTCCTTTACCTTCAAGTTGTCTTATTAAAGATGCAGTAAACATGCCTTGTCTGTATATAGATTCTTGTAATCTATTAAATACATTAAAAGTATTTAAGACAACATCATAACCATCTAAAACATAATCAAAAGCATTATAGCCATTAGTGTGATCTTTTAAATTATGTTGACCTATATTTCTTTTAGCTATCTTATTGCTTGAGTCAATATACTGACTTGTTAAACTATAAAACTGTCTTCTTTGAGCATCTGTTCCTAAATTATCAAGAATAAATTTTGTTACATCTCTAGCTTCTCGTTGATTAAAAAATGTTTTATCTATTTGTGCAAATATAGAGCGAAGCGATGCTTTTCTATTTGGATTTAAAGTTAATTCAAGAGCAACTGTTGGAATAGCATATCCTGATCTAATAACTTGTGCTACATTATTTCTAACAGCAGTTGCTACACCTGATACTAAAGAAAGAAGTCTATTTCTTTCTGCTTTTCTAAAATGTCTCTCTTTTATACCTATAAAACCACCAACTGTTTCTAATCCACCACTTGTAGCATCATACAATTGAGTCATAAATTTACCAAAACTAGTATCTTTTATATTAAAATTTCTTGATAAAAAAGATTCCTCTGAAAGTTTAGTAGCTACGTCATCAACAGTTTTAAAAGTACCCGCTTTTCCTATAATTTTTGATAATTGAGCAAACTGTCCTAGTTTATAACCTAAATTACTTGCTTCAGAAAATAGTGCTGCGGCTAACTCTGTCTGTGTTATTCCATATTTTCCTAATATATTTGCAATAACTCCACCAGATTCGTGTTCAGCATTAGATAATATATTTAACAATCTTTCAGAAACTGTTTCATTTTTCTGTAAGGGAAGTGCTAATTCATCCATTCTATTTTTTCCAACAACACTTATAAATTTAATTTTTCCTTCTCTAACATTTTCTATAAGTTCGCCAACAGATGCAGTTGTTCTCTCTATTAAACTTGTATTTAAAGAGGGTTCATAGAGGGCTTCATCTAAAAGTTCATCGTCTGGTAATATATTTTGAGCATCTTCAGATTCTTTAATTACTTTCGAATTTATGCCTTTTACTTTTCCTTCTTTATCTCTTAATACAGATTCTTTTCCATATTTTTCTTCTATACTTTTTGCTAATTTTTCTCTTATTTCTTCGGCATCTAACTTTAATCTTTTATTTGTTGTTTGGGCATTTTTTAATTGTTCTTTTTGTACTTTTTTTAAATTTTTTGTTAATTCACCTCTAGTATTTTTATCAACACTTCTCATATCTCTATATACAGAACCTGTTGTTACAACACCTGTAGTTACTGCCGCTATAGCACCATTTGTAGCTGCCCTTTTGTAATCTATTTCATTACGTATGCCTAATTCTATTTCTGCATTTTGTACTAGTGTATCAACAAATGCAGCACCAAGAAACTCTGCACCAGCTACAGTGCCACCTGTTAGAAATGCTTTTTTAACTGCATCTTTAAATAACTCTTTTCCTGCTGTAGCTTTTGCACCCGATGTTACTGCCCTACCCACACCTGCTGTAAAAACAGTAACAGGATCAGATAAAGTAATTGCTACATTAGTGGCTGTCGTTTCACCTATATCTGCTATAACTTGTAACGCAGACATTCCTTCAAATCTTTTACCTTTTGTTAAAGTCCAAGAACCATCTTCTTCTGTAAAGAACCCACCATACTGTTCTGTTTTTTTCATAAGATATGCAGCATTTTCTAGTTGTTTAGAAAATTTCATTGCATCTTTTAAATCACCTCTTTCAAAAGCATCTTTTTCTTTTTTCTTCGTGCTATTTATCCATGCTATCTCCATACCTGCACCAATAGAATTATTTAAATTTCTATTTTGATCTAAATAGTCATCTACTATATTTTCATTTGTAGCTTCTTCGGGGAAAAAGAATGTTTTAAAAGGTATTTCAGATTCAGGTTGAAAAGTCGTTTCACCAGTATCAGTTATTATTTTTTCACGTAGTTCACGATCTAAAAAATATTTTTTAATAGCATCTACGTATTCTTTATCATTTTCTAAATCTTTAAGGGAAAGTTTTTGAGGTTGGATTTCTTGACCTTCATCATCTGTCTGAAGAAGGTTTTGCATTTGTTGTTCGATTAATATTTCAGAGGGAGTGTAAGTAGGCTTTTCAAATATTGAATCACCAAGTGCTTCAGAAGATGCACTCTTCTGTAATTGGTTTAATTCATCTGCACTTAATGGTTCAATACTAATTTGACTCATTATGTTTTCTCAGACTCTTTAATTAAAAGAGAGCTGTTTGCATCTCCACCCCAAAGATAGTATCCAGCTACACCACCTAATTTAGCACTATATATTTTACCTTTGATCATTTTGTCTAAGTTTTCTGTATCTAATTGTTCTATTTTAGCTACTAGACTTGGATCACCATTCATAGTAAGCCAATTAAAAGTTGTGTTACCATATCCAACTAACAATTCTTTCATGCCTACTACTTTTAATGAGTTCGTATTTTGAACTGCTTGAAAAGCATTTCTTAATTGACTTTGATGTAGGTTTGTAACCATTTCATATTGCTCTTTACCTGTTACACTAGTAACATTGCCTGTAGGGTCTATATCATAACCTGCAATCGCAGATGCTTGTTTAAATCCATCATTATAATTTTGTCTTACCATAGTTGTAGATAAAGTACCCATTAAATCTATTTCTCTTTGTAATTTTTGTTTTTGTAATTCAGTTACGCTTCTTGCAAGTTTTTTATCGTCTTTATCTTCTTTATAATCTTTTGCAGCTTTCATTAATTCAAAAGGTATATCAGCTGCTTTAACATCAAAAGTTGGAACTTTTTCTGTAGACTTAGGCATAGCTAAATCAACTTGCTTTCTAATATCTTCACCAACTCTAGGTTTAAATAATTTATATAATCCTACACCACTTACTAAGTCATCTGGTATATCCATCATATCTGCAGGTCTTCTTACAAATTTATTAACATACTCTGCAAGACCACGACCACCAGTTTGTGCTTGTGCATAAGGAAGAAGTTCTTTAACCTTTATACCAACTTTTTCTGATTCTCTTAAATCAGATAAATATTCTTTTGCTACTTCTGTGTTACCACCTGCAGTCGCCATAAGTTGTGCAGCGTAATCATATTTATTAACACCTTCAGCAAGTTTAGACTCATCAACAAAACTTGCAAACTGTTCAAGAATGTCTTCAACTTCTTGTTTATCTACTTCTAACTGTTCTGATCTTTCTTGTCTTCGTCTAATATGATATTGTGCAGTGTCATCAGCTAAATTTTTTGTTCTTTCAATATCATTTTTAAGCTGTTCATCTACAGCTTTAGCAGCACCTGCAATAACATCTCTAAATTTTATACCACCAAACATTATTGATCTCTCCTAGCCATTAAACCTTTTGGTTTTTCTTCTTCTTCCTCTACAATATCTTCTTCTTTAGTTTTACTATTTTTTTGTTCTTTAGCTTTTAATTTTTCTTTTAAAGAACCTAATAAACTTTCTCTAATTCTACCTTTTTCAGGGTTTTCTAAACCTGTATCATATTTTATTTTAGCACTATCTCCTATTAACATCATCATTTCTATAAGAATAGGCATAACTAACATACCTGTATCAACAGTATGTTTTCCTTCCATAACACCACTTAACTGTATTGAGTTAGCCATAGTTGTTAAAGGAACACCCATTTCCATAACTTCAACTAACTGATCATTAAACTCTTCTGATGACATTCTTTCAGTATAATGTTCTATAACTTCATCAATAGTTGTAAACTGTGGTGGTGACTGCCAAGGAAATGAACCTAATTCAGATGTCATATGCATTCCGGGAATAGGTGCATCAAAAACAGGTTCTTTAAAGTTTGGGTCTACTTTTCTATTCTGTACCATTTAAATCCTTTCTTATATTTCTAATTTGCATAAGATGATTAACTACAGATACAAGAGGTTTTGTAGCTTCGTTTTGTTTAGACATATTATTTGTTCCTCTATTATTATCACGAGTCAACAAACCTTTATTATTGTTTTTAATAGGTTCTTCTTTATTAAGATTTTTATTTATGTTCATGTATAATAAAGTTGAAGGATTACGCATTGCCATATTCAATACTCCTTTTATTTCTTATAATATAGTCCATAATTTTTCTTGTTGCCCATTTAAATATTGGTTTATTTTTTATAAATTTAGCATAACTTTCACCATGCCTATCATATAAATTTACAAACCATTTAGGTGCATCATATCTTAACCAAGTTCTAAATACAAACCATTTAGGATTATTTTTACCATAAACTTCTCTTGCAACCCAACAGAACATACCACTTATATAAGCACTTCCTAATGTTCCAATCAAACCACCTAACGCTTGTCCAGCAGTTGAACCTGATGCCATTGCTTGTACTGATTTTTGTGCATCAGCAGATATTTCTGCTGTCGCTATTGTTACCATTCTATCTAACTCGTTTTCAGCACTTTGCCAAGCATACTTCATTGTATCTCCATAATAACTCCACAAGTTGTCATATGCTTGTTTAGAGATACCTAATACAGCATTTGCATTTATTTCATTTGCTCTGTTTACAGCAGCTGTATCGGCAGTAGCTACTTGTCTTCTCCACTGTGCATTGTTTTGTGCTATCACAAGTTGATTTTGTGCATTAAATTGATCTCTTTGATTATCTATTTCTGCATTAAATCTTTCTTGTGCATTTTCTTGACCTGCATTAAACTGTTGTTGTGCATTATATTGTGATGCATTAAACTGTGATGCTTGTTGTCCTAAATTAGCAAAAAACTGATTTGTTTGATTTTGAGATGTAGCATTAAATTGTTGTGCAGCAAACTCTTGTGCTTGATCTGTAAACAATGCTTGTGTTCTTTGTTGTCCTTTAAATAACTCTGTTTGCTGTTTATTACTTACATTAGTCATTTCAAGTTGTAAAAAACTTTGTGCTTCTTGCACAGCAGCTTGTTGTCTATTATTTAAATTAGACATATCTAAGTTTGCTAAAGCAGATGCTTCTGCCATAACCATAGCTTGTCTATTTGATAAATTATTTAAATCCATAGTATTTGCATTACGAGAATTTTCTAGTGCAACTTGTTGTTCAGCAGTAAAGTTCATATTAGCTATATCACTTATCTTACTAGCATTTTGTACTCTAGCTTGAAATGCTTGGTCAAACTCTTGACCCATAAAAGTAGCACGTTGTTGTGCAGCCAACATTGCTCTCTGTTGTCTATTACTTAAATTCTGTGCTTCAAAACTTGCTATTGTTTGTGCATCGGCTGATGCTATGGGTAAAGCTGATTCTAGAGCAGCTTGTATCATGGCTTGACCTGCCATAGAAGATGCACCTAAACCTCTTGCCGCCATTGCCGCTTGTACACCTCTTAATGCACCCGCAGCCCAAGCAGGAGGATTTGTAGCATCAAAGTTATCTGTTAGTTTTGCTAACTGTCCTTGTACTGTTGCTTCTTCACTTGGTTTTGTTTCTGCCGCTTGTATTTGTTCTGTAAACTTTGCAGCTTTTTCTGCATTAGCTACACCACTAATTAACTCACCTGCTTGTATTTCTCTCTGTACAGGGTTTTCCATTTTTGTAATTTTGCCTTGTGCGGCTTCTAAATCAGTTACAGCAGATTCTGTTTGTTGAGCAGCTATAACTTTTGCACGAGGATCATCTGGGTTTGTTTGTGCAGCTTGTGTTGCATCTAAAGCAGTTTCTACTTTATCTGAGACAGCTTCAGATTCTACAGTTTTTGTTTCATCAACTTCTTTTTTTCTATCTTCATCTGTAATAGTATCAGCTTTTTCTACTTCAGCTTTTGTAGTACCTGCAGTAACATCTCCTTCAACTTCACCAGTTCCTGTAGCAACAGTTTGACCTTTTTCTATTTTAGTGCCTACAGGTATAACTTTAGCACCTGTTGGTAAACCCGGATCAGTTAATCTGTCTACAGTTACATCTGTAATTTCTTTACCTTTTGTGCTTTTAGCATCAGGTGTAAATGTTTGTGATAATTGTCTTGGTTGTACTTGTCCACCTACTTGTAATCCTACAGAACCACCTCTAGCCATTTTCATAGCTTGTTGTTCATAAACAATCATCTCTCTTTGTTTTTCAGGATTTTGTTGCAAATAATTATCAAAGTTTTGCATAGAACCTTGATAACCCATCTTATTTGCTATTTTTTCCATTGCTTGAGGTTTAAACCCCTTAAACATAGCCATAATTATTTACCTATTAATATCTTATCTAATTTATCTTCTAGTCTTTGTAATGCATCCATTACTGTGTGCATATCTTCTTTTACATCATCACGTTTGGCATACTCCTCTCGTGTTTTATTGAGGAGTATATCTAAGCGTTTTACTTCCATAAACATACCACGAAACACCCATATAGCAGGTGCTATGACGAGTGTTAGTAGTCCATTCCAAAATAGTATTGGGTTTACTTCCATTATATATTCTGACTTTCACACCAAGTTTTGTACTTAGCCTTAACAGAATCAGTCCAAGCTGCTTCAGCTATAGCTTTTACACTAGCATCTTCACCACTTAAATCTGTAGCAGGATGTGTCCATTTACCATCAATTTTTTCTGATTGAAATG